TAAAGCGATTAAGGCAAGGAGTATGAAACGTAGCATCTTAATTATTACACAGGAATTAATTTAGATAGGTCATTCACTTTGTGGATGATATTGAAAAATTCGTCACGGGATGTGACATCTTGAGGTTTAACGATTTCAAACTCAATTTGATAGGAACAAGGTTCTTCAGAATCCATATCAACGTTGTCACCCGAAGAAATTGTCATATCAATACTGAGGTTCTTACGAACAAAGGAGTGACGCATTTTTGTACGAACGCGATCCATTTCATGTTCACCCCACGTTGGAATCTCTCTCGATACACTGAAACGCATATCAAGAGGTGTGCCAGTGAAATCCTCCTTCAGAACATTAATCTTTTGAACCATCACGCCATTATCTCCACTATCTTGATTTACAGAAAGACGAATGCTATTCGCGTCACAATAATATACATCACTATTTGTAGTTTCTGTCTTTTCCCAACCGTCATATTTACGGAGACCTTCCAAGACTCTCTCAAAAGTATCTTTACCAACGTTTGTGTCAAAGAATGATCCGTTATGCTTTCCAAGACGCATCTCAATCTCAATATGTTCCTCTTCCTTGTGTGCCTCAAGCACTGGGAGGAGTTTTTCAACAATAGCTTTGATGTCGTGCATTGTTTATCTTTACAATTATTAGTACGCGGCATTTTCTTAAGTGTTTTTTATACACAAAATGTAATGAGAGGTTTTTTAAACCTTGGAAATACATGTTATTTTAACGCAGCGATACAATGCTTGCTTCATATTCCAGTACTCTCAAATTACTTCTTACATGTTGGGTACATGGGTGATTGTGAGTTTACACAATTGTACACAAAACTTGTTCATTTTTATTGGATATCAAAAGAAAAGGGAGTCGTCAATTTAAAATCCCTCATGGAACACTTTTTCAAACATTTTCCACGTTTTGAAAACAAGGAACCTCATGATACACAAGAAGCAATCCTTTGTGTGATAGATATTCTTGAAAAATCTTGTCCAGATATAAAACCATGGTTTTACGGTAAAAAGGTACAAGAAACTATATGGCCAGACGGTAAATCAAGTTCCGAAGAAGATTTTAGTATTCACCTTGTAAATTCAAGTGGTACAGATTTGGGTGAAATGCTCTCAAAAAGTGCGGAATGGAATGTTATTGAAAATTTTGAAGATACGGGAGGGAAGGTACACAATGTTGCGGCAACCCGAATGTTATTTTCAAAACTTCCACAAGTTTTTATGATTTCGTTTGATAGAAAAAGTCACATACATGTGATTGAAAAGATTCTAATTGACAAATATGAATATAATCTTATCGCAAGTGTAGTACATATGGGAATACAGTACGATGGACATTATGTGAGTTTTGTAAAGTCTGGAGACGCGTGGTATTACATAAACGATGATTTTGTCAATGAAGCTAAACTTCCTACGTCTGCGGGGCATTATGTTCTGGTCTACAATCTAAAAACTCCTTCATCTGAATGTCCTCCTTAATATTCGCAATAGTTCTGTAAAACGTTCGTCGATTATTAGGGTGTGTTTTGTCTGTTCTTCTCTTTAGAGGTTTCCACCACAAAGGACCCTTTTCCCAAGTAATGTACATACATTCAACAATAGCACCCTCTTCAAACCATGGTTCATTCATAGTACTAAGTGGAAACTCACTCTCATAAATCAACTTTCCCTTTTCTTGAACGTAGAGTTTCCAAACTGCGTCGTTATTGACAGATTTCCCTCTCTTCATGTGGAAGTCAACTGTATTTTTTTCACGTGGCTTCCATTTGAACATAGTTTCATGTGTTCCAATTCGAACAGGTTCATTTACAGGAGTAAATACAAGACCGTCAATCTTCTGCTCAACCTTGGGAAGATATTCATACATGAAGTGATCATAGTCTCGCATAGAATAGAATGTTTTCAATTTAAGACGATGTCTATCAAACTTCATATAAATGATACCCTTCATCATGTTCTCAGCTTCCGTGAGTCTCTGAAAGAGATTCATGTGACCCACAGGTTTATTAGATACGAGAAGTGCGTCATAAACCATGAGAGTATCTTGGTAAAGTTCGCCATCGAGAATAGTGCCTTCATATACTTTTTTATTGAGTCTAATTTTGACCTCAATCATATCAAAAGCTCGATTCACAAAAAAACATCTCGGTTTACCTTCAAAAGTTGTGGCAACCATCATGTACCTTTCACCATCTGTTTTTTCACAAACGACGTATTCACCACCCTTGAGAATTGGAAAATGTTTGTACTCGATGGATATAGGCTGTGGACCGGGGAAATAATCCTTGCTTCCCCAAACATGATGAATGAATTCTACAACATGTTTGTGGATTGGAGACGACATATATTTTAGAGTGGTTTAAACTTTAATTAGTTTTAACACCAGCGGCGTTTAGGATGTTACTTACACATTCATGTGTATAACTCATAGTCAACTTAGCTGCTGTAAACGCATAAATCTTCACACCTTGTTCTTTCAATTTTTCAAACATTTTTGCGTTGATTTTCCAATTACCCTTCTTATCTTTGAGGTTCTTAATAACATTCTTAGTATTCATAAACCAACACTTCGCCTCAGTTGAGGCAACGTTATAGATATCACCTGAAATTTTAGAGCCAATTTCGGTATCAAAATGAAGTCCCATTTGCGCGATAGGTTCTTCAGAATCACTTCTGACTTTAGTCTTGAAAAGATCCCAATCAACACCTTCGCGAACGCCTGGGAACACGAGACATCCAAATCCTTCGTGTTTTTCTAAAACCTGGTCAATGGACGCATCATCAACACCGATACCAAAGTCCACAAAAAAGATTCTATCGTGAGATTTCGCATACAGTTGAACAATCTCAGCCTTTTTGAAGGGATCATCATCTACGTACGCAATTTCATTGTTTATATTTTTCTGAATACACTTGATATTGAGTCTAAGAACAGTATGAAGTGTCTTCACGTGACATGATTTAGAACGTGTGACAAGAATAGTAACCAGATTCATATTACAAATTATTATACTCTAAGCCTTAAGCCTATCATTGAGGCAGCCACTAAATGGTAAATTCCCAACGTGACCAAGTGTTGTATTGACATCGGCGTATATCTTTCCATCGCATTGTTGCCAACGACGACAAAACGCGTAATCCTCTGAGAGATATCGCTTTGACTCTGGATCAATCATACAGTCAAATGCTGCGTGATAGTCATCAAAGTCTCGGTTTTGGTGATCGTTTTTACACCATAGTTCGGGGAACTTTTCTTCAATCTTTTTGAAAACTTCTCGCTTAATACACATAAACCCTGTGGGTCCATCGAGGATTGGAATAAAACCATTTTCAATTGAAATGTGTTGGGCGCCAAAGTTTATCACAAGACTTGAAGAAAGCATTGCCATATTACGTTCATCACCATCCTTTACAGCCGCCGCTGCTTGATCCCACATCACAACCTTTTTGGGATAACACGCACAGCTTAAATCGTGACCAGAACGTACGAGACGAACAACAGACTCTGGATCAAAATGAACATCGGCATCAATAAACATGAAATATTCACAGTCAGTTTTTTGCATGAAACGACCAACTGAAACATTACGAGCGCGGTGTACAAGTGATTCGTTTTCTGTGGTATCCAGATACAATTGTATTCCTTCTCTTATTAAATGAACTTGTAATTTAATTATACTAGTCATATACTTTTCTAAACAAAGTCCCCCATAGCATGGTGTTGAAAGAAACAATTTAATTGGCTCCATCCTTTTACTATGAAAGATCTTTAACCTCTAAGTGCTTTTTTATGATATTTTCTATCTTGTTAAGTGTTGGTACAGATACGGAACATTTTTCGCATACAATCGACTTTGTGACGTCTGGACTAAGAACTATATAGATGATCGCCGATGCTACACTATTTGGAGTCTTACTCATCAACTCGACACAATCTTCTGTCGCCGCACACATTTTGTTACATCTGTATCTCTCTTCCCTCGTGACTTCAAAAGCATTGAGAAGTCTCTGCATTACATCAAATGATTTTGTTACATAATTTTTCTCCGTCACACCCATAATTGTATCCTTAAATATTTGGGTTGTGCGACTAATATCTTTGGATTGAATACCAAACATATCCGCAATCTCCTTTGTTGTTCTTGGAAACTGGGCGAGACGGCACGCATACAAAACACAATTTGCTTTGATTCCAAGTCTCACCGCGCCACGGGTCAATTTCTCATCATTAAACTTTCTGTACATCATCTTCGCATCCTTGAGGACCGAATCAGGTAGTGTGTGACACGCCTCATCCATATCACGGTACGCGTGAAAGAGTGACCGATCTTTGTGATTCATTGACATGTGAAAGTTAATCTTTGCCATTCGTTTGTTTTCGTAGGTTGAGGAACGTTGCGTAGCAATAATCGTTCCCTTACCCCAATTCTGTGAAAAGAGTTCTGGATTAGCATTTGGATTACCACATCGAGCTGGATCGTTTACACGACCATCATCGGTGATACCACTCGTCCACTCGGCTTTGTCATCTACGAAGTTATCTTCAATAAGACCACACTCCGAACAAGTTGGTAATCCCTCGGGTGAAATAATTTTAGTTCCTGAACATTCGCGACATATATAAATATTTACTGGCTTTTCGGGGGTGTTTTTGGTTAATAATTGGTCTAAATCAGACCAGATAGCTGCCAGCATAATGATATGAATCTGAGCGAGCTTTTTTAGATTTTAAAATTACGCACCGAAACTTAGGTTATCGGCATGCACTTTCGCGAGGGCCTCAATCGCATCCACTGTATCCTTAAAACTTCTCGCGCCTGGGGTAGATGGTTTCCATTCATTCCACTCCTTGTCTATAGACTTATGGTCAGCTGGTGGTATAACTTGTCCGTCAATAACATCATCGGCTACAATAAAGTCATCCATTTCTGAATCACTCTCATCTTCGTCATAAATTTCAGAGTCAGAATCTTCAATATCGATTTCGGAATAAAACGCATACATTTGGTCACCGAGGGATTTCATTTCTAAATCTTCAAACGTTGTTCCACTTGGGTAGTGTTCCATCACACTTTGATATGGGGCGGGATTCATATCACCATCTTCAAGTTGATAGACACATGCGGACTTATATATGAGTTCTGTAGGGTTTAGATAACGCACCCCAAGCGTCAGGCCGGTGTTCATTCCCACAACGGCAAACATCTCGTCTTCTACGTCATCTTCGTTTACCAATAGTTTTACTATATCATTTTCAATTATCTCTGATTGCACAATCATGCTTAGAGTTTTCAAGCAAAAAATTATCAGCGATAATACTACAGATGAAAATTACAATTTATTCGAAGGAAGGATGCCAATACTGCGACCACGCCGTTACACTTTGTGAATCGGAGGGGTTGGATTATGAAAAAGTAATGATTGAGAAAGAGGATCTCATCAAGTTATGTAACGGCAATGTTAACACCTACCCTCAAATATTTAGTGATGGACGTCGTATCGGAAACTACTTTGAATTTCAAGACTGGGTTGAGGAAGAGTATGAACCAATTTTAGCCCCCACCCTAAACAGATTTACTGTATTCCCCCTGAAGTATCCACACCTCTGGGATCTCTATAAGAAGGCTCAAATGAGCAATTGGACTGCGGAAGAGGTAGATCTATCTAAGGACTTGGACGATTGGAAGACTCTAAATGATAATGAACAGAAATTCATAAAGTATATCCTGGCATTCTTTGCTGGGTCCGATGGCATTGTTTTTGAAAATATCAATAACAATTTTGCCGATGAGGTACAGATAAGCGAAGCACGCTCATTCTACGCCTATCAAAGCCATAATGAAATGGTTCATGGCGAAACATACAGTAAACTCATAGATAAATACATAAAAGACCCATCAGATAAAAAACAATTATTTGAGGCTGTTCAGACTGTGCCCTGTATTCAAAAGAAGGCGGATTGGGCAATGAAGTGGTTTGATACCAAGTCTCGTTCGTTTGCTGAACGTCTCTTCGCGTTCGCGTGTGTTGAGGGTATCTTCTTCTCCGGTTCTTTCTGTGCGATTTATTGGCTCAAGAAACGGGGTCTCATGCCAGGACTCTGCTTCTCTAATGAACTCATCTCCCGCGACGAGGGTCTTCACCAAGAGTTTGCCGTAGAACTCTTCAAGAGTTTGCGTAATAAACCAAGTACAGAGACCATTCATTCAATTGTTAAGGAAGCGGTTGAGATTGAGAAGGGATTCATCTTGGATGCCCTCCCATGTAACCTCATTGGTATGAACTCTGAGAAGATGTCTGAGTATATTGAGTATGTTTCTGACCGACTACTCAAACAGATTGGGGTGCCTCCAATTTGGAACTCCAAGAATCCATTTGACTTCATGGAAAATATCTCACTTGATGGGAAGACAAACTTTTTTGAGAAGCGGGTGGGTGACTATGGTAAGATGGATGACACATCAGACGAAATTGGATTTGATGAAGAGTTTTAAAGAATAGAAGCACATAAAATATAACTAAATGCACACAATTCCACAATCAGTGGTTGGCGGACCCGGACCTCTCATTGTCGAATATAATGGTCAAATATTTATTGAAAATTGTTTCACTATTACCAATAAACATTTGAATAACATCAATGAAAAAATTAAAAATATAACGTTCTCAAAAATTGAACAGACCACAGATCGTTCATTTATATTGATTTAAAACCCTTCAGAGTTAATATCATGTGATTCAAGCTCAAGACCAGTGTCAACGAATGGTGTATCAATCATACCTGGTTCCATTATAACATCAACTTGGCGAATAGGTGGAACGACAACCTTCTTTTCGCCACACCCCGATGTACTTGGAGATTTCTTTATATTTGGAATGTCCTTTTTGACGTTCATCATACCCCACACAACGAGGACAAATACAAGGGAATGTACAAGGAGACCTAACGTAGATGGACATCCATTGGGGGTCGCAATGCGTGGACCAAGAACTCGCCTGACGAGACGAAAAGTTTCTGGATTCGCGATGATAAAAAAGGTGAGACCAGAAACAAGGGAAGTGATGAACTTCTCCTGTTGCTTCTGACCATTACACCCACAGCCGCAGTCTTTAAAGAGACCCATAATTATCTTTTACTTTAGTCACACAAAAAAATTGACTTAAAGTCAAGCATCCTAATAGATATATAATACCCTCTACAAATGTCGCTTGCTATCCAACGATCCTCTGAATTCTCTGCCTCCTCTGTGAGCTTCTCAAAACTCCGTAAGAATAAGAATGGCGGTAAGACCGTCTACTTGAACGGTGGCGACAACAAAAAACTTTACCTTCAACTTCCATTCATGCGTTCTCCATATGGTTTGAGTGTCTTTACCGACGAAGGCACTGGACGTACGACCTACTCTCTTGACCTGTCGTTTGACTCTGAAAACCCTGAAGCGATGGAACTTCACGATAAGTTGAAGGAACTCGATGAGCTCATTGTCAATACAGTTGCTGAGAACTCCAAGGAGTGGCTCGGTAAAGAGTTCAATGTCGCGGTTCTCCGTGAAGCGCTCTACAAGCCAATTGTTCGTCCAGGAAAGGAGCCATACCCATCAACCATCAAGCTCAAGATTGCCACGAAGTCTGACGGATCATTTGTTCCAGAAGCATACAACATGCAAAAGGAACAGGTTTCTCTTGATAGTGTTGAAAAGGGTCAAAAGGCTATGGCTATTGTTGATGTCAGTTCTATTTGGTTCATCGACAACAAGTTTGGTGTGACGATCCGTCTTCAACAAGCTCTCATTGAGCAATCCACTAAGCTCCCATCTTTTGCTTTCCAAGGCCTTGACCTTCCAGAAGAAGAGGAGATTGATGATGAAGAAGAAGAAGTAGATGAAGAATAAATATTAAAATGTAATGAAAAAATCAATCTCAGTATTGATAAGAAGAATGAAACTTCTTATGAATATCCTAAGTGAACTTTATTGTAGAATAATTCATATGAAAAAATCAAAGCAACTTCTAAAACTCATTGAGAATGGGGATGATGAGGGTCTCAGAAATGTGGCGCAAGAAATTGCGGATTATGTCGAATATGAGATGTCCAACACAGGGGAAGAGGAGAAAATATACCTAACATATTGGATTGCCGCACACAAAGACATATTCAAAGGTCTTATGATGTTACGGGCATTCAAGGTTGCGTGTTCGACAAAATCACAATATCACTGGCATGAAATTATGAAAGTTATGGGATATTCAATGATGCGTGGCGCAGTTGAGAGTCAAAACATAAAGGTACTTGAACAAGCTATGTGTCACGTAGATGAATATGATCTTTATGAAATCACATTAGATTTAGACGATGATAATCCAGTTGTCATATGGTATGATGAAAATTTTGTTAGTATGTAATAAGTATGGTCAAACTCGCAGACCTCGTCCATATCGCCAACAATGCCAAGACCGATGCCCAGAAGAACGCGGTCGGTGAAGAACTCAAAAAGTTATTGAGAGGAGCCAAGGGTTGTGACCCAAAGTCTCAATTGTACGCACCTCGCTTGAATAGAATAAGCCAAATTCAAAAGGGAGGTCTTTACCAAATTGGTAAAGGCGCATACGGTGCGGTATATTATGGTTGTTTAGATGACAAATGTAATACAAAAGTTGCCATAAAATTTACTAGTGAACCCAGTGCTAAAATGGAATACCGAATCGCACAGAAGTTGAAAGGTATGGGTGTTCCTCGTGTGTATCACTTCAAAACGTGTAATAATAGAGATATATTGTATTTTGAATACATCGATGGTATATCACTTGAACAATGGATGCTATCTGGACAGTCAACAAAAGCCTATAGTTCTTTGATTTCACAACTCATTGGAAATCTCAAGAAGATTCACGAAAAGTATCCAAAGTTTAGACACCACGATCTTCACTGGAACAACGTTCTCGTGTTGAGGGACAACAAACCAATTATAATTGACTTTGGTCTCGCGACAATAGAAGGTATTAGAAATCCAGGAATTGATAAAGAGTCTGCCAATGAAGCTGGTATTTCATTAAAGTCGCATCCAATGTATGACGTTCACTACTTCCTCAATATAATTTATAAATATTCAAACAATAACACAGTCAGAAAGTTTGTGGAAGACTTATTACCAAAGAAATATCTTGGAGTGAATAGCGACGTCATCAAGGGTATGCGTCTTCGTGTTGTAAAACATGAGGGACTTCCAACGTACAATGATATATTGAACCATCCATTTTTACAGGAAAAGAAGGCTGGCTTTCTTTCAAAGATCATACCAAAGAGACCCGCGACGGTAAAAAAGATGGAAGAACCAAAGAAGGTTGGTACATCCTCAGCAATTAGACGGGCACGTGCCGTTCTTCAAAAGGAAGTGGAAAAGAAAACACAACCACTCAAGAGAGCTCCAATTCGCGGTAGAGATCCATCGGTCATGAATCAAGTTCGTGAAATTGAAAAGAGACTTCAACCAAAACCAAAAACCAAGACTCCTAAGGGACCAAAAGTATTCATCAACAAGAATGGTGATCTCAAGATTGATACTCGTAAGTGTCGTCTTTACAAAAAGGATGAACTTGTAAAATTGTTCAAGTTGGATCCAAGATTAACCAAGGAACAAATGTGTAAACTCATAAAAAATATGTAGTCGTATAGTATACAATTATGCGACGCTCAAGAATCATCGCTCTCATTCTCATTCTCGTTGCTCTCGTAATTCTCTACCAAACTAAGAAGCAGTCATCACCCTCGGGTGACGCGGAGTGGGCTGTGTACGGGACCAAGGGATGCGGTTGGACATTGAAGCAATTGGACTATATGAAGAAGAATGGAAAACCTCACCGATTTGTGGATTGTGATAAGGAGGGGTGTTCAGGTATGGATGCCTTCCCAACCCTCGTCAGCCCAAATGGTGAAAAGATTGTTGGATACAAAGAAGTGTAAGTTTAAAGAAATTATTATATAACTATATATGCCTAAAAAATCAGAGTATGCATTAGCACTTTTATATGCATATTTTGACATTGAAATATGGAAAAAGGTTAGCGGTTTTCCACATTATGAAGTTAGTAATTTAGGTCGTATAAGAAGAAAATGGAAAAGTATAGGCAATAGACTAATAGAAGGTAGGAAAAATTGCGGTTATTTAACAGTAAGCATAAATGATAAAACTTGTTTACCTATTCATAGACTCGTTGCGATAACATTCATTCCAAATCCATATAATAAGAAAACTGTAGACCATGTTATTTCTTATGAAAAAAGTAATAATAAATTAATAAATTTGAGATGGGCTACACCCAGTGAACAGAATAAAAATAGAAATACATCTATATTTGGTATTAATAATTGTTTAGGTGTTAAATGTATAAATAAAAATACAAATGAAATTGTAAACACATTTTATTCGTTGAGAGAAGCATTAAAATGGCTGGGTAAAGATGATAGATGTGGTTCTCACATAACGAATGTATGTAGGAAAAACCCAAAATTCAAAAGTGCCTATGGTTATAATTGGGAATATGACCAGGAACTTCAATTAGAAAATGAAGAATGGAAAGATATCCCTAATATGAATGGTGAATATCAAATATCAAGTTATGGTCGTTTATATCATAAAACTAATAATCTTATAAGAAAAAATTCAATAACTGAAGATGGTTATGTAAGAGTTCACATACACAAATATAACTGTAAGGAGTTAGTTCATCGGTTGGTTGCCCAGGCGTTTATAATAAATGTAGATCCGGATAATAAAACTCAAGTGAATCATAAAAATATGGATCGTAGTAACTGTTATGTCAATAATTTAGAATGGGTATCATGTTCTGAAAATGTCATACATTCTTACAAACACAGGGAAAAATAGTATATATAAAGAGATTTAAGGGCGAATAATACTCAAAGAGAGAGCAAGAACGAACGCGTCCAACATGGTGGAAATTGGCTTGAGGATGGTAATGTGCTTGACAAGGGAACGGTTCCACGCGTATCGAAGAACGAATGTTGCGATGAGAATGTTAAGAATGAAGAGGAGAAGCTCGGTGAGCATATCCGACTTGGTTTGAGACTTGGCGACACGATCAAGAACTTGCATTTACTTATTATGAATATTTTTTTCTAAACAGACTACATATGAAAGGACTACCTTTGAGTGGTTCTGAAAGAAAGTTCACAAATCGGAAGTGGGGGACATCAACTGGTATAGGTAACAATAACTGTTACGCATATGCGGTTGGTGACTATGAAGCCTATCGTTGGCAAAAGTCAATTCCTGGTGATCGTTCTGGGTTATCGAACCTTAACCACAACTACACACACTGTAAGGGTCTCCCAAAGCGCGTTATTTCGGATAATCCAACAAAGATCTATCAAGCCAAAGCTAATGAAAAATGTAAGAAGGGATACTACAAAGTCATGATGTTTGTCTGTCCTGGAAGACCAACGAATTACATTCGTCAAGGGGACTTCCACTTTTATGTTCAACACAATGTTGTGGAATATCGTATCAAACCTGGTGACACACAAGAATCTGTAGCCAAATTCTTCAAAATACCACTATCGAGGATAAAGTCTGCTGGTATGTTTGCGCCAAATAAAAAAATCATTTTCAAAGCCAATGTATTCAGTCACAAGCGTGGGTGGGCTACTGGTCCACTTCTGACTGATGCATCTGGTAAGTCCATTAAGGACCCTCGTAAGGCGGATAGGAACTACCCTGGTCTAAACTATGAGACATATTGTAGCTCATTCTGTGTTAAGGACAAGGGCATCAAGGTCGGAAAGACTCATCCCAAGGTCCGCAAATAAACTCTCTAAATCTACTGTATTTTCAACATCAAAAGACATATCAAATATGTCCATTATACTGAAAACGGCTTCACTCCCCAATGACACAACGTTCGACTGCGCTGTGTAATTGTTCTGAACCGTCACCGTCACCTTAAATTGCGAAACGTCAAATACTTTTCTACATAGGGGGCATGTATTCTTACCTTTACCTTTCCATTCCTCTAGACAGTGGGAATGAAACATATGTCCACATCTGATCGGAGAATTGGTCCTCGTCGATCTGACCTCATTGAGACATATGGCACATTGTGACATTCTAGAGTATGGTTTTAAAGTTTTTATGGTAATTTATCTCATTTAGTAAGTCTTGGACATGTCAGTGTATCGGTCACAAGGATCACAGGTTGTACGAGATTGTTCTTGGAGCTTAGTGAGAAGTTCGGGTCCTTGTTTTTGGAGAAGTTGTCTGTAAGAATAGTTATCTTCAAGGCTAACACCGTTTTGGTTCATGATGTAGTTGTTCGTAAGTTGGGCTGAGGAATTGACAGTGAAGCATCGACCATCGGCCATTCCAAGTCGTTGAGACATCTTTTATTAAAATACACCTAGAAATTAATTTGTCTATTGGTAATCGTTTGAAGCCAAGAATTGAAACCCTTATTCCTCAGGTGTTCAACCATGGGCTCACACTTGTGTCCTAAAAATACATCAAATACATCTGTTTCCTGTGTGGGTGAGACGCGGATTTGTGGATCATCGTTGATGTGCTGATTGATAATATTGTAAGCAAAGGCAATCTCTTTGAGTGTCTCTGCGCCAGTAATAATAATTTTGCCAGTTGAAAAAATACTGGTTGTGATCTCTTTCATTTCCTGAGCAGGTTTGAACTTGATTTTGACGGCACTGTATCTGTCTGGTTCAAAAGAGACTTTGAAGATGTCTGCGTGATTCTCAAAATGTTGTGCCACTCGCATAAGATTGATGTTATAATTGAGACTGAAGTTTGAGTTGATCATGACAACTCTGAAAGAATCAACTGGAACCTTCATCTCCATCCCCAAAAAGGTTTTGAAAATGTATGTCAACTGGGTAATGATACGTTTACAATCAAAAAGGTCACAACACCCTGCCACTTGAATAGAGCCATTCGGGAACACCTTCACAGACTTGGTACTGTAACTATCATGATACGTGAGAGTCACCTGGTTATAGAACGTTGTAGGCTTCAATTTCCATTCAAAACCACAGTCTCCTTTGGTACCTGAACGTCTCAACTTGAATGTTTCCAGATTCTCAAAGATGTGACGAAGTTTTTTAATATCAATAGTTTGGATAAAGCTTGAGACCATAGTGATTGTCGTAATCTTTATCCAAGACGGTCGCGTCTCGTCGGGAAGTTCCTTTCTAAACTCATCAAGAGTGAGGAGATAGGAAAAACTGTTGTTGGCTATTGCCGAATACATTTTGGTCTTGCTTTTTAAATTGAAAGATCTGACTTAGGTATTAACTCCACACATTTTCTGGAAATTTGACAGTATACGTAGCCACCCCCAATGATGACAACCTGTAACATTTTACTTAGAGATTTAAATTGTTCCTATTACAGATGTCTTCTTTCATCAAGTCGGCTAAAGCCGTATACGACGTTGAATCTGACCTCGAATATGTCGAAATTGTTCACGAACGATTTGTTCGGGGTAAAGGCTATGAAACCTACGTAGATTACATAAATACAAGACCTCTCGCAGACTGGGTTGTTCTCAAATCGAAAACACAATCTATTCCATATGAAAAGTTTCTCGACACAATGTGTGAAAAAACGCTCGAAGTTAGACAGAAGATGGCAGAATTAGCCGTTGAAAATATATTAGCTGACAAGCGCAGTATACATACATACATTCGAGCAGCGCACTGTCTCTTATACACA